AAAGGCCCAATCAATGATCCACAGCTAGTTACTACTGCCGAACAGTTTCTTGACATTTTTGGAGCGCCAATTGCTGAAGCTAATCTTGGTTATGCAGTCCTTGCTTTCCTTGAGGAAGCCGATGCTGCTTGGGTTTTAAGAGTTGCTGTAGAATGTGAAGAAGGCCAACCAGATGAGTTAGCCGATATTTGTATAGATACTAGTGGTGCTAAAGGTCAGGGATGGGGACGAATTGCTGTATTCCAAGGAATTGATTTTGGAAAGATCAATCTCAGAGTTCCAGATGTTGATGATCCTTTTGACTTTCATGATGCGCTAGTTTTCGATATCGATTATAATGACCTCGATGTCAGTACGACAGATGGCCCTACAGTTGCCACTCTTGATTTTACAGGCTCGGCTCTCTCTGATGTCTATATTGGTTCTATCGATGATGCATTTACGGTTCTTTTAACAAGCGACCCTACTTCTGGTGTGCTAGAAGGCGCTGATTATGAAATTTTCAGGAATAGTGATGGAGCAGTCGTTGCTGCTGGGACTCTAGTAGAATCAAGCACTCCTGGCATATCAGAGCCAGTGGCCGTTGGGTCTGGAGATGATGATAGCGGTCTCATTTTTGAGGTAGTAGTTACTGGTTCTTCTCCGTTAGAATCAGACGACACTTTTACTTTTAGTGTGCAGCCTGATAATAGAGTTTTTAGCGTTGAAGTAGAGGGCGACCCAAGCGTTCCTGCTACTTTCACCATGCCAGTGGCAACTCATACTACTCCGGATTCCTTTGTTACTGCTTTTAATGCATTGGTTGGTGCTGGCGTTGATTTTTTGGCTGTTTATGATGGCACCAATTTATTGCTCAGGACAGATACTGCTGGGGAAAGAATCCAGGTTACTGGTACTGAAGGCTGGGCTCTCGAAGTTGGGATTGCCAATGGACTCTTGACATCCCACGTTCTTGGTTAGTTGGCGTCGATACTGGTCCTTATAACATTAATTCAAACAACAATCGCGTTGAAATTCAGATGATTGAAGAGGATGCGATTACTGATCTCCAAGCTACTGTCGCTACTAGTACTGCGGCTACCCCGGATTCAGTTGCTTCTTCCCTCAATCTTGGTGGTGTCTCGGCAGGCGAGAGGTATTATGAATCAGTCGCCATCCAAGTAACTGACGATGATAAGCGGGTTTATATCATAGCTAGTGTAACCCATCAGTTTGGTCAACTTAAAATGTTGGCCGATTTTAGTCATATCAAAACTCTAAGATTTGCTGAAGAATTGGACATTCAATTCCCGTTCACTAGAGCTTTCCGAGTTTTTAATGACCCTCGTGTTACCTTGCCGGATCCTGGCATAATTACCCCTTCTTCTCCTCTTTCTTGTGAGTCTGACCCATTTAGTGCACAGTGCGCTTTGGACAGTTCTTATTTTGCTAACCTTGTTGGGTTTTTTGTAGCTCCATCACCGGGCACTTGGCTTGAAGATTATACGTTGACTTTGGAGAATTTTAATGGGGAACCGGGCCGGTACGATGTGCGTGTGTTTGATCCAGCTGGCTTGGAAGTTCCTGATGCTCGTGCAGATAATATAAGCTTTGATCCATCGGACGATCGTTATATCGCAAATGTGGTCAATCCGGGAAGCAATATTGGTGGAACTAATGGCAACGAATGGATAAATTGGGAAGACCGTCCTGTTTTCTTGGAGAATGATTCTAACGACCTTACCAATTTTGAGATACGCCAGCCAGGAACTATCAACCGCAGAGAATTTGTTGGGATGGCTAATGGTATTCCACTTGATGCGCAATTTAGCTCTGAGCTAGATAAGGCTGTAATTGGTAATCCTGCTAGATTTTCTGGAATGTTCGCATTCTCTAACCCAGAAACTTTTGATATTTCATTGCTTGTGACTCCAGGATTTAGTTCTGGAGCTGTTATTGGCCAAGCTTTGCAGTTGTGTGAATCTCGTGGTGATTGTCTTTATATTGTCGATCCACCTTTTGGTCTGCGTACTCAACAAGTGGTGGATTGGCATAATGGTTTGTTGTTCAGTGACTTGCAAAATTCATTGAATAGCTCTTATGGCGCTTTGTATTGGTCTTGGGTTGAAATTTTTGACCAATTTAATGGTGGCAATATTTTCATTCCACCTTCTGGGTATGTTGCTTCTGTTTTTGCTAGAACAGCTAGAGTAGCAGAACCATGGTTTGCTCCTGCTGGTTTGAACCGTGGTCGTTTGTTGACTGTTCTTAATTTAGAAAGCAATCCGACTAAGGGCGAGCGCGATCTTCTTTATGGATTTAATAATGCTGTTAACCCATTAGTCAATTTCCCACAAGAGGGAGTTACCATTTTTGGGCAGAGGACGCTTCAGCGCAAGGACAGTGCTCTTGATCGTGTCAATGTCCGCATGCTTTTGATCTTCATTAAGAAGGGCTTGATTCCTCTCTTGCGCAATTTCCTCTTTGAACCTAACGACAGGTTCCTTTGGGAACAGGTTGAATTGACGAGCAGGGGCTTCTTGGAAGATATCCAAGCTAGGCGAGGCATTACAGCATTTGATGTTATTGTCGATGAGCGCAATAATACTCCAGTACGTCGTGATAGAAATGAGCTATGGATCAGCGTTCTTCTTAAGCCTACTAGAGCAGTTGAATTTGTTGTGCTCAACTTGGTGGTTCTCCGTACAGATCAATCTTTTGCTATCGATGAAGTTCTGGCAGCGGCCGGTGTTGCTGTTACTCAGGAATTCTAGCAAAAGTATAATTGGAGAATAAGTTATGCCTGGTTTTTTAATCGGTAATGCTACTAACCCGCAGTTACATAAGGATAATAAATCTGAATATCGGCGCAAACATCGTTGGAGATTTACTGTCCTTGAAGGCGGTGACCCTATCACTGCGCAAAATTGGATTCAATTAGAAAAAGCTGCACGCCCTTCATTTACTCTGGAAGAGCCAGAAGTTCATCATGATCAGGAAAAAGCCTATTTAGCAGGCAAGCAAAGTTGGGAGACGATTGATCTTACTTTTTATGATGCAGTTGGCCGCAATGATCAGCCTGGCGGTGCGGATGATATTTCTCATAAAGTTTACCAATGGGTTCAGACTGTGGTCAGTATTGGGTCTGCTGCTGTAGAACCTCCTCTTGTTTATAAAAAACAGATCAAAATGCAGATGACTGATGGCCAAGGCGATCTTAGTGAAGAATGGACTCTTTATGGTGCTTGGCCTAAAAATACTAATTGGCAAGATTTAGATTATAACAGTACTGATTTGCAGAGGGTGGTGGTCACTATCAGGTATGATAGGGCTGAGAAGACCAAACCGGCTTAACAATGCCTGGTTTTAGAATTACGGGATCTGAGGTTGAACCATCTATCAGCAATGATGTTGAATATCATCGTGATCATCGATGGATTATTAACAATTTTGGATTCCCATCTAGCGTAGGTTCTGGGCTTGACACATTAAAATATCATGCTAAATCGATTACTCTTCCAGAATTGTCTTTTGATGAAATCAATCCTTCTGGCGCATCATTAAATTATAAGATTGCTAGTCGTGCTAGGTTTGATGCTGTAACTGTTAAGATGTATGACATTTATGGATTGCATCAAATTTTCGCCGATTGGCAAGATTTGATGTGGACACCAGAAGATGGACTTAAACCAGCAAATGATTATAAAGGCAATACTGTTTTCTCACTAACGGATGGAAAAGGAATGCGCAAGAGACGGTATGAGCTTGTAGGTGCTTATCCCAAGCATGTTTCTCATACCGAATTGAGTTATTCTTCTAGTAAAATTAAGCTTTTGACTATTGCTTATTCCTTCGACTATATGAAAATTGATCTGAGCAAGGATATTCAACCTAGCGATTTGATTAGTATGGGCTTGGACGCCATTTCATCTCTTCCTGCTTTCCCCACACCATTTTAGCCCACACCATTTTGACAGTAAATAATGATTAGAGGTTGAACAATGTCTGAGCAAGATGTTGCTATACAAGGATATGATCCAGAATCCTTGCTCGATTCAGTTCTAAGCAAGAACAATGATGAATTATTGCCTTGGGAAACATGTCAATTGCCAAGTCGTGGTGTTTACTATAAAGGTCTAATCCCAAATGGCACAATACGAGTACGCCCAATGGGGCTCTATGCTGATAAAGTAATGTCCACTTCGCGTTTGGTTAAAACTGGACAAGCAATTGATTATATATTTAGGCATTGCGTCAAATTGCCTTCGGTTGGTGAAGATTCTGTTGATCCATTAGATTTATTAGCAGATGATAGAGTCTTTTTGCTTTATTATCTAAGAGGAATAACTCATGGCAACGATTATGAATTTATCATAAAATGTCCACATTGCGACAAATTGTCTGATCATTATTATGATTTGGTAGAATTGTGGGATACAGTACGCTACCCGAACCCAGACATTGGCAATGAACCATTTAAAGTAAATCTGCCATATCTTACTGAGCAAATTAAAAAAGAACATCCTAGCAACGAATTTTGGGTGAAAGTCAGATTTCTTCGTGGACATGATACTATGGACATGTTAGGAGCCAACTCTCCTACTGTTTCAGATGGAATGCCTGGACGTGCTAGAAATAGAGCTAGAAAAAAGAATAGACAAGAAGTAGTTGATGAAATTCTAGAAAGAGGTTTTAATTTAGATGAAACTCTAGAAAAGAACATTAATAGAGTTATTGTAGAAGCTATGGGATCAAGAGATCGCATAAAAATCAAGAACTTGGTAGATCGAATGCATTCTACCGACATTGGCGCTATTATGGATTTTCTTAAAGAGAATACTCCAGGGATCGATACTGGAATTGAATCAGATTGTCCTCATTGTCGCGCAACTATGAACGTTTCTCTTCCCATCACCGAAACCTTTTTTCGTCCAAAAAAACGAGGAGGAATTAGATCGTGAATGGGAACATTGCCTTAAGCAGCAATATTATTTGAAGAAATCTGGTATTTCTTTTAAAGAACAATCCATAATGACAGCAGAAGAGCGTCGTTGGTGGTTTAAACAAATAGAAGAAGAAAAAGACGCAATTGAGCGTAGGATAAAAGGTTCTAGGCAACTATAACAAACATAGATTGTGGAAATTTATCCAAGAGTAGCTGGAAGGCTTGGAAATCAAGTTAGACTTAATATGCAATTTTTGCATAATGGCATTTCTGAGGAGCCATTCGCTTTAAGAAGAATTGATATTTATAGGGGATTTATTAGATTAGGCAATATTGTTGGTCAGATTATATTCCCTGAGCCAACAGAGACTGGATATCCAGATCCAGCCATTCAAGATCCCCACGATCCTGGGTCTTTTGAGGCCATTTTTGAAGCGCCTTCTGATTTGGTGCCTTGCGATGTTTATTTTGATGTTTGGAATTTTATTCCTGAAAATCCTGGAGCTACTGCTGATTTAGACGATGAAAATTTGTGGGTCGCCCAAACTGGTCGGTTTTGGCTGTTCGATGATGTTTGGATTGGAGACGATGAATTAAGATCATTATCGATTGGGTTTGAACCATTAGACAAACAGTTACGCCGTGGCGAAATTAGAACTTTGGAAGTAGCTATTCATCCTTTACCTAAATATTCTTATGATTTCAATGCTCTAGCTCCTATCATCCCGCAATTATCTCCTACAATTACTATAGAGACAGTAAATGGGGAATTACTGAGTGGTTTGGTAAATGCTCCATGCAAAATTGGTATTCGACAAGGCCATCATCGTAATTCTCCTTTTGTTATCCAATGTCAATTGGATACTAGATTGCTATTGAGAGGTACTTATAGATATGTTGTCCAAGTTCAAATTGAAGATAAAACTATTATCAGTGATAAATTCTCGTTCACGTTACAATGATTTTATTTGAGAATTATAAGAAACATGTCGATGATTTGATTAAAAAGATTCTCCATAAAGAAGAAGAATTTGAAGAAGAGCTAGAAGATGAGGAAGAACCAAAAATGGCTTTAGATGCAATCTTACCGCCTTCTTATGGTCACAAAGATGGGTCTAGAACTCCCAACGTGTCCTCTAAAAATCATCCAACAAATGACGATGATCCTTATGTTGAGGATTTAGAAAACAATCTATTGATTTTGTTTGAACAATATCGCAAGAGAACGCAGACTGCAGGAGGTCATCTTAATAGAGTTCCAGAAATTAAACCAATTGGAACTGAAATAGAAAAAGAGACTAAAGATTATCAAGAGGAGCAAACAAAAGAAGAGAGGAGAAGAGAACGAGAGAAAGAGGAAACAGATAAGAAATTGACAGATCTAGTAAAGCAACAAGAAGAGGTCAAAACTTTGTTAAATCCTGATGAAGCTAAAGAAACTGTACAGCAATCTAAAGAAGAGTCGCAAGAAAAGGAGAGAGGAAGAAGAGGAAGAGCAGCAAGAAGCTAGCTTACAACGTTTTGGTGAGCATTTAGATCAAATGTCCAGTGTTATGCCGGATCGTGGTTTCAATACTAATTTGGCGTATTGGTCTGCATTAGATCGAGCCCATTAAATGCGATCATGCCATGGACGTTTGGCCGGAGATTCTTGTTTGGGATGGGTTCGCCCATAAATTTGTGCAAGCTCGAAATCTTTACTGGTCAATGTTGGATATCCAGAAAGAATTTCGTCTTCGCTTGCTCCCTGATTAAGCATGTCAACGACACATTGGATCGGAATTCGTGTGCCTCGGATTACAGTTTCACCACCACGAATCGCAGGATTGCTTTCCACAAAGTTTTCTGGTGTTAATTGTTCCAATATTTCTTCGTCTACTACTTCGCAGACCGATTTAGACAATCGGTCTACCCATCGTTCCATTTTATATTCTTCTCGTTTATTATGATCTAGGATGATAATTTCAGTTCGAGCATAGGTATGAGATCTTGCATATTTCACAGTAAATGTTCTCGTTCGGGCATTCATTAGAAAAATTTTTTCTTCTTGGGTTTTAACTTTATGGCTTCTTTCAGAGTCAATTTTTGTTGATTTTGAGATATAAATTTCCTAACTTCTTTAACAGAAGTTTCTTTGGCAAAGTCGTTCCAATCTTTGTGGGGATCAGGAGGCAGGACATAACGCATTTCGTGATAAGGATGTAATAATTTCCAATTTGATAATAGAGACGCTTTCCCTTCTTTATCATTATCAGGCGCTAAGACAATATAATGAGGATTTATAGCTCTGATTTTGCGGCGTTGCTCATCTTGCATTAATGCTCCCCCAGAGGCCAATCCACCAGGTCCTATTGTAATTGCACAAAAGATAGCTTCTACTATATAAATTGGTTGTCCAGGTTCTGCATCATCAAATCCGTAAAGAAAATTAGATTTTTTAACTCCAGTTTTGGTTTCGTCTGGAAAAAGAAATCGTTTGCCAACAATCGATCTGGCCTGCCAATAAACTATACAATCATATTCAAGATAGGGGAAAATGATTGCGGTTGGTGTGTAATGCAATTGTAAAGATATGGCTCGTTCTTTAGAAACCTTTCTAGATTTTAAATATGTTGTTGCTATTTTGTGAGATAATGCCCATTTTGCTTCGTTTATTGGAACGCATCCTTTCGGCAATTCTAGGATTATTTCTAATTGTTGGGTTTCTTCAGTTAATGGTTTGGTTCTTTTTAGCAATTTGCGGAAGTCGATGTTGCCGCAGATTTCCTTGATTGCTTGTTTAAATGTTATGTCTTTGTATTTCTGTACAAATCGAATAAATGACATATCATAATCTCTAGATCTCCAATCGTGTACCCAATATCCAGTCCTCCCGGTTTTTTTGGATTTTATTGGTCTGGTGGCAATATTGAATTTGAATTTCATATCGCCATTGAATGGGTTGCAAATTATTAATTCTTGCCCACCTCTGCGGCGCTTATATTCAAAGTGTCTGGCTATCCATGCTTCGATTTGTGTTGGTGTCAATCTAATAGCTGCCACAGTTGTGATATACATAAATTTATAAGTAGGTAGATAATTTTATGGCGCATTTGAGAATGTTGTCGCTTTATGTTAATGGGGAGTCGGATCAGCGCACTAGGAGTGGAAAGAAATATATCAATGTCAGAGTAGACGAAGGTTTTAAAGCTTGGACCGATGGCCAAGAGAAGATTATAATAGAAACTGGGAAAATTGTTGATAATGGAGTAGAATGTATTAGTGGAATTTTAAGTTCTGATATTTCCAACACTATTTTAATTAAGAATAATATTGGCAAATTAGAACAAATGAATCCAGAGCAGCGCAATGATTGGTTTAAAAAGGCTTATAATGGCGTTCCTAGAATAGTTAAAATTCCCATTAATAAAATTGGCAATCGTTTAGCAGGAGAATCAACTCGTCCGATTGTTGTCTTTGGTTCTGCCGAATTAAAATGGAATAGATAATGTCTACTTTTGCTGGCCTTGCCCCTGAAGTCTTTGTTACTATTTCTGGCAGTAGCAATATAGGATCTGAAATCTTGTCCTTTGAATGGAAATCTTTTGTAAATGGTGGATATATTGTTAGAGCTAAGGTACATGATCCTTATCTTCGTCTGATCCGCAAATTATTAAAAGAAAATAATTTTTTAAAAGAAGCTCGCCAAAAACCGACTACAGTTAAATTTAAGTTATCGTATACAGATCGCCCTGAAGAGACTCAAGAGAGAATTGCATTTATTAGTGACATTGATGTTTATGGATTTGCTTCTGATGCCAATTTCGAATTTATTGCCGTAGATCCGCCCAGTTGGTTCTTGAATGCTGGCAATGGTAATGGTAAAGTTTATGTTGGCAATCTAACAAAAGTTATCAAACAAGTTATTGCCGATTATACGCCTAGCAATGCAGAAACTAGCATTACTGCAGAAGTGAGTGAGACTCTAGACGATAAACAAGGTCGATGGGCCATGATGCGTCAAGACCCAAAAACTTTTATCCAATCGATGTTGGATTGGTCTGCTTCATTAACTGAGAAAAAGACACATTGGATTGTGGCTAGTGTTGATCGTAAGATAATTATTAAACAACAGCATGAATTTCCTGGCAAGCATTTAGCTAATTATGGTGGAAGTTTTCAGCGCCGGCACAATGATATTGTTGATTTCAACTTAGTCGCAAATGTTTTTACTACGGCAATTCAGAGCCGATTGGTCACACAAGGTATTTCTACAGTCTCTGGTAAATTTCTGGATAAGGAGACCGAACAAAATAGAACAGAAGTTGGAGACGAAAATACTCCTAACAAAATCAATACAGATATAGACTCTGCTAAGGGATTTACTAAGCCTAGAGACAAATTGTCTACTTCAATCATGGCCATTCCAGAATTTAGTGGTGGAGAATTAGGTTTAAAATATGAAGAATATATTGATGGGCGCGCTAGAAATTTGTTTTTGAGTATGCTGCCTATGGTGATGCGTACCAGGATTACTGTAAGAGGAGATTTTCGGTTTGATGATAGTAGCAAATTGGGCACTTCAACTATTCAAATTAATTGGGATGATCATGATGGAGAACCATTTTTTATGAGTGGTCGTTGGTTAGTTTATGGATTCCATCACAAAGTAACTAGGGGTTTAGATGATCTGTCTGTAATGGAAATGGGCGGACCTGCATTGGGCAGTACTGGTTGGGTAACTGATTTATATCTTTACAGGATCGATCATGATGCAGTTGCTCAGCCAAGATAGCAAATTTAGACTATGCCGCCAGAACCTACTAGAGCAAGACGAAATCCCGGTGCTCGTAAAGTAGGTGCTGAGTTAGAAATCCAAATTGGTACTAAAGGAGTTTCTTCAGCTCAGAGATCTATAGAAACTTTAAATGCGGCCATAAAGAATTTTGTTAATATCCAATCAGATGCAATTGCTAGTACTTCTGTTTATGGTTCTAACTTGATAGAAATTACAGAACAAACAGATTTGTGGCAATTAAAAATGCAACGGATGTTGAAAGGATTTGATTCTTATTCTGAAATTCTAAGCGAAATAGTTTCTGGAACTATAGATTTACGAGAAGTTTCAAAAGAGCAATTAAAAGAATGGGAACAAGGTTTTAAAAAATCTTATAAGCTGTTGGAAGATTTACAAACATTATATGCTAAAGGAGTTGAAGAAGGCAATGTTCCAGCTGCTGAGGAACAAATCCAACAATTGAAAGAATATGTAGAAAATTTTGGCGCCGTTATTGATGTTGCTAAAGGTTATTCCTCAGTTCAAGAAGAATATACCAGAACTGTCAAGAATTATACTGATCAAATTGGCAGCTCTATTGCTGCTGTTTCTTCTGGTCTTGGACAAATTTTTGATGTTATGACTGGTGGAGAATCTAGTGCCCAAAAACTATTCGGCATTTTCAAAGCTGGTTTTTCCGGCACTATTGAAAACGTGCTTGGAATGGAAAAAGTAACCGACATTGCTAAACAAGCTTTAGGAGAATTTGCTGCTAGTCAATCTGAACTCGGTCAAGCATTGATAACAAAATCTATTGTTCCACAAATTGGGGAGATAGAAGATGCGATGGCCCCATTGGTGGAAGTGGGAGAAGAGGCTGCTGGCTCTCTTGCTTCTGGATTAGGACAAATGGGAGAATCAGCTGTTTCTACTTCTCATGTTTTTTCCCAGTTTGGCGGGGTTTTTGATTTATTTGGCGGGAAAGGTCAGGTTTTGGGAAAACTTCTTCAAGGATTGGGTGGGCCTATTGGTGGTGTGAGTAAAGCAGCAGGAGGAGCAGTTGCGCCTATTGCCAATTTGGGCACAGCTGCAGGCGGTGCAGGGGGTGGAATGGGCACTTTGGCTGCAGGCGCGGCTGGAGCATCAGCCGCAATTCCCCCTTTGATGATTGCTATTATTGCACTCAATGCTTCCATAGAAGCTCTTAAGGTTGGCATTCAGATTAATGCTGAAGCAATGGAAAATTTTAGAACTACTGGATTTCGCGCAGCCGGTTCTATTCGTGAACTTACTGATGCTTCTTTTGAAATGAGCATGGAACTTGGGACCACTACCGAAGAATCTGTCCGTGCTGTGAAAGCTCTTTCTGAAGCTGGTTTTGCTGTTAATTCCTTAGGAGAAGAATTGAGAACTGCTAGTGGCGAGACGATTAAAGGGCAAGAGGCTTTAAGAGAATTGGCTAAAGTAAACATTCAATTTTCAAAAGCCACTGGAGCTTCTTCTGAAAGTGTTGCCCTTCTACAGAAGCGTTTAGTGTCTATGGGCACTACATTAGAACGACAGCAAGCTCTTATGGGCCAATTGTCTATGGCTAGTGAAAAATTTGGATTGACTGCCTCTGATCTCAATATGATTGTTGATCATTTACGTCAGACCTCTCTTAAGTTAGAAGTAGTTTGGACTGACACTGATATTAATCAATATACTGAAAGCGTGGTTGCTTTAGCTGGAGCCGCCAAACAACTTGGTCTTGATATGAATGTGGCTAAGAGAGTTTTGGATGATATAGCCAAAGCTTCTGATGTTGCTTTGAGTTTGATGGCTCTTGGCGGTGGAATGCAAGCAGCTTTCGGAGATGATCTTAATAAGAACATCGCGGCTACTGCTGAAGGGGCAGAACGTGTGCTGAAAATTTCTAAACAGATGCACGGTGTTGCTCGCATTAGATTCTTAGAGCAATTTGGGGGAGAAGAATATCTCAAAACCCTTCAAAAAGCTAACGAACGATTGGAGACGATGTCTGAAGAAGAAATTCAGCGCGAAAAAGCATTAAACGATGCTCGCGCTGCTATGACTAAGAATTATGATAAATCACTAGATACTATCAAACAATCATTCCAGCGACTGGCAGCCCCCATATTGAACATGATTGCGCAGGTTGCTGGTCCATTGGTTGATAGCATTATTGAATTGGCTGAATCGATGAAACCTCTCAAGGATGCTTTTGTTGAGACATATAAATCTGCTAAAGCTTATTTTGAAGAATTGGAGAAAACGTTTGGATTTGCAATTAATGCTGGGCCTGCTCTTAAAGAAACATTCAAAATTCTGATATATGCCACTATCGGAACTCTAGAAATTTTCAAAACAACCATGGATGGTACGAGAAAAATATTTGAATTCCTAAGAAAAGCAGGCACAGAAGCTGGTGAATGGTTTCAGCCTATCATAGAAGCTCTCGATGTTATCAATGGTGCTGCAGTAGCTGTTAAAGCAGCGTTTTTTGGTTCTTCTTTTTTGCACATTAAGGAAGGTATTGCAGAAGTATTGGGTCCCCTTAATACATTATATAATGCTTTGCAATTGCTATCTGGCCCATTGGCCCTTATTAGGTCAGATCTTGATAAAATTTTAGAAAAAATGCAAGATGTCGACAAATTGTTTGAGAAGACGCCTAAAATCAATAAAATCATAGAAGATCCTGGGGTATTAGATGTTCTAAAAATCGCTACTCCTTTGTTAAGTGTGCTTGTTGATAGTGGCAATAAAGAAATAGAAGCTACCTGTTCAGAAATTATCCGTGCCTTGCTCAATAGGGACGACCCGCTTAAAGCGCTAAAGGATAAATCTACAAACGAGGTTTTGGAAAAACTCACCTGGATTGAGGAAAGAATCTCCCAACAGCAATCCGATGACAATATAACCTGTCACCTGAGGAAGCTTAAACCGCTGAAAAATCTTCCCGCTCAGCGTCCCCAAAAAAATAGTCAATCCAATCAAAAACAATATTTCCA